AGCAGGAACAGGGATAACTTCCAAAACGTCAGAAGCAGCCAGTGCGGTTGCACCAGCAGCCAAACGTGCAGCGATGATCGCTGGGAAGTCGAGAACAACTTCCACGCGGCTGACCTTATTGAGAGCGTCGCCAGCGGGGTAAGCTGCTGAGCCTTTGTTAAAGCCCAAAGAGTCGGTATATGTAGCCATGAAATTCTCCTAAAAAAGTTCAAACGGGGGCCGAAGCCCCCGACCATTACAGAGTGATAACCGCTTGAGACAGAGCCTCAGGCTTCACAACCTTGTAGCCATACACTTGCAGACCACGGATGATGTTACCGAACGTGGTTTCAGAGCGGATGGTTTCCATGTTGGTCATTTGCGAAGCAAATGTGAAGCCCATCTTGTGACCGCCGATCACGCTGAACTTGCCGCTAGACACGTTCAGGTTGTGGCTCACATAGATGGTAAAGCGGTCGATCATGCCGAGACGACCGTTACGCAGTGGGGTCATGCTGTCGCCAGTCAGCGAAGCATCTTTCAGGTCAGAACGCTTGATGTAGCCAGCCATCTTAGCTGGGATAACCAAGAAACGGTCGCCTTCAGGTGCGTTTGCTTCGTCGAGAACAGTGCCCATGTCAACGATCAAGTCGATGACGTTGGCCTTGTCCACGGCGATTGGCGTACCAGTAGTGCCGAGGTCGATGTCACCGGAGATACGACCAGCATTAGCGCCTTTATTCAAAGCAGAAATGTCTGGCAGGATGTCGGTGAGAACGCGCTGGTCGATCTTGATCTTCATCTTTTCAGATGCGTCTTTAGACCAAGTGTCCATCATGTTGATGTCCGACTGAACCTTGTCCACATCATCTTCGATACAGGCGAAGTACTCGCCCTTGTCGATGAGAAGTTGCAGCTTAGGCTTGTCAGGATTTTCAACCGACAGAGTTTGACCTTTGACATAGGTCTTGATGGTGATCTCAGGGCTGGTACGGATGTTGACCGTATCGCCATGCTGACGAATCTCGCCTTCGTAATCAGTATTGGCGATAGCAGCCAACACAGTTGCGTCGTAGAAATTCTCGATCAGTTTGCCCGACCAAATCTCGGGGATGAAATTGCCGCTGTAGTTAGGGCGGCCACCTACGGTAGGATAAGACATGTTGTATCTCCAAATTAAGCGTTAGCAACAATGCGTCCATCTCGCTGTGCAGCAAAGATGTCGCGTTCGATGCGGTCACGCTCAGCTTCTCGTCCCTTGTACTTACCCTGACGAACGTCGTTGAAGAACGACTTGATGTCATCAGGAGAGTACTGACGAGAAGTTTGACCAGTAGGAGCGTTCGTGCCGCGTCCGCGACCCGGCGCTACCTGCTTTTCAAGCTCTGAGGCAGACCGATGGGGCTGAGCATTAGCAGTCGATTGGTATTTACCAGTAGCTTTAGAGAAAGTACTGAAGAAAGCTGCTACACGTTCTACATCGAGATTTTGTTGTGCCTGCTCCAGATACACCTGACGATTCATTCCTGTCATCGGGTCTACTTCTAGCAACCAAGACTGGAAGTCAAGATCATTATTGACCTGCTGCCAGTTGGGTACAAGACTCGACAACGAATTCCAGAAACGGTCTTCAGAACTAATTGCCTGTTGATGGGCAACTCGTTGTACCTGAGGAACAACTGTCGTGTTGAGGCTGGTTGCGATTTGACTGATTGCGTTTTCAAGCGCAGCAAGTTTGCCGATCATAGGAACAAGTTCCTCTCTCGACACTTTTCGCATCACATCCAACGACTCACCATACTCCTCTTTGTCTTTATCAGACACGAACGCAGGCGTCTGCATCTGGCTAGGAGATTGAGAAGCTGGGGCAGATAGAGTAGAAAGCAACTGCTCCATCTGACTAACACGGGATTGCAATTCTCGGTTTGTAGCGTGTAAACGCGGCACTTCTGCGTTATACATTCCCTGAAGGGTTCGCCACTTCTGAGCATAAGTCTCAGAGTTTGAATCGTCGGCGCTTTGCTCTGTACCCGACGACGGCGCAGCATTTTCAGTAGCAGTGCTGTTGGCAGCAGGCGCTTCATTCTCAGCAGGCGTCCCAGCGTCGGGGGAAGGGTCATTAGACGACGGTGTATTTTCCGCGCCCTCGGCTCCCTCGCTGTTGAGTTGCTTGTAGAGTTCCTGAACGGCCTCAGTCTGTTTACGAATTTGCTCTGGTAATGCCATGATGTACGCTCCTATCGGTGTGCGTTAAAAGAAGATTGGGGCGAGGAGGATTCCTTTGCCGCCAAGTCAGGGGCGTCTTTGACGAGTTTGTACAACTCGCCCAATACCTGACACCGCCCCTGTAGAGGTGCAGGATTGTTCACTGCCATAGGCAGTTGTTCTAGTTCATGCTGACGCCAGTCTCTCAGCCAGTCCAATACCTCAGGGTATGACCTAGCCGTGACGGCAAGAGCTTTGATAACCTTTGGGTCAGGGCGAATCATTCAGCAGCCCCCGACTCTCTATTCATAACCGTGTTCCCTTCCATACCGCCTTTAGGTGAGCCATCAGGCTGCGTAGGGGTAGGAGGTGCAGACTTAGCTTGCGATATTGCAAGGCGGGCCTGCGTACGAGATTCAAAATTCTTCTTCTCTTTGGATGGGATAACCTCATCCACTGGCATCTGAAGTCCCTTAGCCACTTCACGCAGTACTGCTGCGCGACCATCTTTGCCCATGATCTCCATGTCGATCTGATTGGCAGTGGCAGTCAGGAACTCAATGCGGCGAACATTCATCTGCTCCTTGTTCGCAAGGTTAATTGCTCCACGCGGCATGATGTCGAGGTCGCCCTTGATGGACTCGTCCTCGTCATAGCGCATGTTGTACACATACTGGCGTTCTACGATTGGCTTAGTAACATCCGCGTCAATGTGCATCACCACCTGACGTATGCCCTTACCAGCCGACCCCATCAGCATGGACAACCCAGACGATGTGCGACCTGCACCTTGTACATTGAGGTCACCGTATAGATATGCGGGAATACCGGAGTGATCGTCAGCCAGTCGGCTGAACTTCTCGTACACACCCATCAAGGTGTTGGCGTTGTCCTCAGGCTGAGAGAAACGCACCGCTGGTGCGCTTGACCCAGCCGGGTCGTTCATTACCTGCCAAATCTTCCACGGAGAGATTTGAGTAATGTCTTCGTTTGCCGGGAGACGTTCGAGATTAACTTCGACTTGAGGGCCACTAGCGATGCCCATGTTGTTGACAAGTGCGCGTGCAGCCGCGTTACATACGTTCTGCAAATCTTCGATAATCTCTGGTATTCCCTTACCCCAGAACGCACCGGGGCACTTGATAAAAGACGTTTTAGCATAAGGCTTCTCTCCTAATGGGTCATAATTTAGGACAGCCTTGATGACGTAGTTACCAACAATCCAGACGTTTGCGTCGTATTCTTTTGCTGTGTCAGGAACCTCATCCTCGGTCATCCCCCACTCCTGCAACATCTTGCCGGAGACTTTGCCCCAAAACTCAAGGGCATCAAAGATTTCAGTCGGGCGCATCTCAGTGTGATACTTGCGCTCCTCTTGCTCCTTGATAAGTTCAACGTCTTGGTTGATCCAAGACTGACCATTACCTATATCGAGTACTTTGCGAATAGCATCATCGTCATACCCCGGCACACCAATCAGGTCTGCCAGTTCCATACGAGTCAGGGGGTGATGCTCGAAGATATACCCTTCGTGGATATTAGAGATACCCGGCTCAGGGAAAATGCGGAACGGATCAACGCGCTCATACTCCGGCGCGATGCGATCAACAGGCAGAGCAGTAGTACGTCCCTGCTCATCCTTACCCCAACCCAACGCACGTTGGCGGCGGACAACTGGGCCTTTGATAAACGCAGATGGGAATGTAACCAGATCGGTGATGAAGTCGTTGAACGCTTCAGCCCAGCCGCCTTGTGCGAACTGGTCACTGATGCGGTGCTTCATGCGGTCAGCACGATTCTGTGCTTCTTGCAGAATACGGAACCGGAAGTCCTGCGAAATCATCTCACGCAGTTCAGCCATCTCCTGCTGCATCGGTGCGCGATCTTGCGCCTCAATGATCTTCATGACCTGATCGTAGAAAATCTTCTCTACCTCAGCCTGTTGTGCAGGCTGCAAATCAGGGATAGGTGTAGGCTGGGCATCCCATGGAGGAGTACCTGTGTCGAGAAGAATATCCCGTAGCCAAGACTCCGCTGCGCGGCACTTGACTTCGGTAATCATCATGAACACTTCAGACCCGCCTTGCTTGCGGATCGCAGTCAACTTGTCTGCTTCGTACTCGCCGTTACGCTGGCGCATAGCTTTGAGCATCTTCTGCTCAATTGGCTTCTTAGCGATACGTGCTGCATCCCAACACTGACGCAAGTAGTCGGTAATACCGAGGATGAAGGGCGTATTCTGGCGCTCAGCCAGTTCTCTTTCGAGTTGCTCCTTCTCAGCTTTTACAAGCTGATCGTTACTAACCACGCGTAGGATTGAGAGGCCAGCCATATCAGAATTCTTTCTTGTACTTGAACATTACGCGCTTCTCACCCATTCTACCGGGCTGCTTATTAAGCTCCACACCAATAGTCGTGTCACCTTTACGATAGCTAACATCGGCTCCAGTAACACTAAATTCCTTGCGTGATCCTTCTCTGTATCCACCACCAGATACGCCGACACTAAGGTTACGTTCTTTGTCGATAGGTAGGTTGACACCCATGCGCCCACCGTATCCATACGAAGCGCCATGACGCCCGCTACCACTGGCGGAAACGTCAACATTCTTGAGGACATCTTCTTTGTCAGAGACGCGACCACCATCGCGGTAGCCTTTGGCTTGCGACTGATACGGCTTGCCCATTTTCGGATTATCCGAATAGCAAGATGATGGTTTACCGTTTGACTTCATCCGATCCTCCTACTACATATTGTAGTGTGGGTATAGCAGGAAGTATATACCTATGTCAACGGAAAAAGAACCCCCCGGATATTCTCGACGGGGGGCAAACCGCTGGAAGGGACAGCGGAGGTGAAGGAGAAATGAAAAGCAACTATGTCCACCCCACTGCCGATACGGTTTTGATCTCTCGCTTTTGGGCGAGCATCTGGCCCCCACCGGTAGTGATATGGAGCATGAGATATTGTAACGCTTCTGCAACGTGCGAGTGTTTATTTTTCTCAATATCCATGTCGCCCTTGGGTTTGTACCTATAGCCACCCATCATGGCGGCTTTCAACTGAGTGCAGCCGGGATCGACGATGAACGCTGGGTCGCCGTCAACCTGACGCATCAGGTATTCGTCCACCGCGTTGACCCGCGCCGAAACATTATTCGTCTTAGCCGGGATAACCCGCAGGTTCTCCGCCTTAA